TATTTGGAAAAAGAAACTAGACATAAAAGCTGGTAAACAATCTGAAGAAACACAATTAAGTACTAAAGTATTTTTTGCAATAATAGCAGATCTAAAAGAAGATATAAAATCATTAGAAGAAAAAATAGAACAATTGATAGAAGAAAATAAGGAATGCGCTATCAAGTTAGCAAGAATGGAAGAACGTTTAATAGCCAACGTTACTTCTAAGGTAAGAAAAAAAGGAATGGCTAAAAACATAATTAAATAAAATAAAATGAAAATATCAGAAGAACATTTAAATAAAATTCAAACTCAACAAAAAGATTTAAATGCTATACTACATGAAGTAGGATTATTAGAAACTAGAAAGCATGGGTTAATGCACCAATTCGCAGGAATCAACGTTGAAGTAGAAGAACTTAAAAAAGAATTAGAAGCAGAATATGGATCAGTTAACATCGATATAGAAGACGGTACATATACTAAGGTGGAGAAAGAAGAGTTAGAAGTAGTAGAATAATGTCTAAGGTTATTAGAAAAATCAGTATAGGTTCTGACTATAAGAATGATGCGATGCATTATTCTGTAGGTCAAGGAGTTTATGGAGGACATAACATATCTGATATAATATTTGATGACGATGATAGTTCATATAATATTTATATAATAAAAGATGATGAAGTTTTGCCTTGGAAAAAGTTTAATTCAAATATGGCTATATCTGTAGAATATAACTTAGAATATCAATGAAAGGAATGTACGATTTTATCGTAAAACCTCTAGGTGAAAGATATGATAATACAGTAAAAGTAGATGATGTAGATCTTGTGATTAATACTAGTGTAGAAAGCTTCAAGTCAGTTAACAATATAGGGGTTGTTTTAGCGCTTCCTAAGGCATTTAAAACAGATATTAGTATTGGTGATCAAATAATGATTCATCATAATGTCTTCAGAAGATTCTATGATATGAGAGGTAAGGAAAAGAATAGTAGATCATATTTAAATGAAAATATGTATTTATGTTCTTTAGATCAAATATATCTTTATAAAAAACAGTCTGGAGATTGGATTACTTTTGGAGATAGATGTTTTGTTAAACCCATATGTAATACTAATCAGTTTGACACAAATTTAGAAGAACCTCATATAGGTATAGTCAAATATGATAATAAAAAGCTAAACAGTATAGGTATAAAAAACGAGATGCTAGTAACTTTCAAACCTGAATCAGAGTTTGAATTTATAGTAGACAATCAGCGTTTATATTGTATGAAATCAAATGGATGCTAGTAACTTTCAGACCTGAATCAGAGTTTGAATTTATAGTAGACAATCAGCGTTTATATTGTATGAAATCAAATGATATTGTAATAAAGCATGAATACGAAGGAAACGAAAAAGAATATAATCCAAGCTGGGCATAAAGCCGTAGATGAGTTAATAAAGGTTGCTAAAGAGCCGATAGTTGATTCAGATGATGATATCTCAGCTGATAGGTTGAAGAATGCAGCAGCAACAAAGAAACTAGCTATATTCGATGCTTTTGAGATTTTAAATAGAATTGAAACTGAAGAAGCTATTTTAGATGGTAAACCGATTGAAGATGAAAAACCTAAAAAATCTTATTCTATTTCACCAGAAAAACGTTCTAAATAATGAGTTACGAGCAGACATTATTTAAGATAGTAAAAGACGTAGTTAATCCTAAAATCTTAAAAAAGAATAATAGATTTAAAAAATGGGAGTATGGTTATAATCCTGACTACGACTTTATTGTTATAAGTAAAACAGGACAAATTGGGGAAATCATTGAAATTCAAAATCTCAGAATTGCTTTACCAGCAGTTAACAAAGCGTTTAAAAGAAGCGAGAAAAAAGAAGAACAATATTGGGAAAAACAAATCTACCCCAAAGAATTAAATAGAATAAAAAGCACTTTTGAGTGGGATGAGTATCCACTGGAATTTAAAGAAAAATGGTTTGATTATATCGAAGAAGAATTTAATAGAAGAGAAGAAGGGTATTGGTATTATAACAATGGTACTCCTAATTATATCACTGGTACTCACTATACTTATTTGCAATGGTCAAAAATCGATATTGGAGCAGCAGATTATAGAGAATCCAATAAGTTATTTTTCTACTTCTGGGAAGCCTGTAAAGCAGACACTAGATGTTACGGAATGTGTTACCTTAAGAACAGACGATCAGGATTTTCATTTATGGCTTCAGCAGAACTTGTTAATCAAGCCACAATGTCCAGCGATTCAAGATTTGGGGTATTATCCAAATCAGGGGCAGATGCTAAGAAAATGTTCACGGATAAAGTTGTACCCATCTCGGTTAACTATCCATTCTTCTTCAAGCCCATCCAAGATGGTATGGATCGTCCTAAAACCGAATTGGCATATAGAATCCCAGCTTCTAAATTAACTAGAAGAAAATTAGATTCTGGAGAAAAGTTAGAGGAATTAGATGGATTAGATACAACTATAGATTGGAAAAATACAGGTGATAATAGTTATGATGGTGAAAAATTAAAACTATTAGCTCATGATGAGAGTGGTAAATGGGAGAGACCTGATAATATTAAAAATAATTGGAAGGTAACTAAGACATGTTTAAGATTAGGTAGAAGAATTATTGGTAAGTGTATGATGGGGTCAACTAGTAATGCTTTAGATAAGGGAGGCCAAAATTTTAAAGATATTTATAATAACTCAGATGTTACCGTTAGAAATAGAAATGGTCAAACAAAATCTGGACTATATTCTTTATTTATTCCAATGGAGTGGAATTATGAAGGTTATATAGATATGTATGGTCATCCAGTCTTTGATACTCCAGAAAAATCTACAATAGGTGTTGATGGTCTACCTATAAATATAGGTGTTATAGAATATTGGGATAATGAAGCTGATGGATTAAAAGGTGATCAAGATGGATTAAATGAATTTTATCGTCAATTCCCTAGAACAGAAGCTCATGCTTTTAGAGATGAATCTAAACAATCACTATTTAATTTAGTAAAAATATATGAGCAAATAGATTATAATGACGGTGTTAATAACGCTGCAAATATAACCACTGGAAACTTTCAATGGTCTTATGGAGTTAAAGATACTACAGTTATATTTATGCCTAATAAAAATGGTAGATTTAAAGTTTCTTGGGTTCCACCTAAAAACCTTCAAAATCAAGTGATTATAAAGAATGGAACTAAATATCCTAGAAATGAACACATTGGAGCATTTGGTTGTGATAGTTATGATATATCAGGTACTGTAGATGGAAAAGGTTCTAATGGAGCATTACACGGACTTACTAAATTTAGCATGGAAGACGCTCCTCCAAATCACTTTTTTTTAGAATATATATCAAGACCACAAACAGCTGAAATATTTTTTGAAGATGTATTGATGGCTTGTATATTTTATGGAATGCCATTATTATGTGAAAATAATAAACCTAGATTACTTTATTATTTCAAAAGAAGAGGTTATAGAGGATTTTCAATGAATAGACCAGATAGATTATGGAATAAACTGTCTGTAACAGAAAGAGAAATTGGTGGAATACCTAATTCAAGCGAAGATATAAAACAAGCACATGCCGCGGCTATAGAATCTTATATAGAAACTTATATAGGATTAAAAGATGATTCACATGGAGATATGTATTTTCAAGATACATTAGAAGATTGGGCAAGGTTTGATATTAACAAAAGAACCAAACATGATGCCTCTATAAGTTCGGGTTTAGCTATAATGGCTTGTAATAAGAATAGATATAGACCATCAGCAATAAAAAATATAGATTCTATATCATTAAATTTTAGGAAATATGATAATAAAGGATATACTTCAAAAATAATAGAATAGATGCAAATTAAGACAAATATGAGCAGCTCATTTCCTGATCAGGTAGTACCTGATGCTGAGAAAGCTACATGGGAGTACGGATTATCCGTAGCTAGAGCTATTGAAGGTGAATGGTTTAGTAATTACTCTGGTGGTGGATATAGATTTGCTACTAATTATAATAATTTTCATAACTTAAGATTATATGCTAGAGGAGAACAGTCAATACAAAAATATAAAGATGAATTATCAATAAATGGTGATTTATCTTATCTTAATTTAGATTGGAAACCTGTTCCAATAATTCCAAAATTTGTAGATATAGTTGTTAATGGTATCTCTCAAAGAAGTTATGAAGTAAAAGCCTTTGCTCAAGATCCTGAATCAAGACAAAAAAGAACTATTTACGCAGAACGTATAATTAAAGATATTCAATTAAAAGCGTTTAATGATTCAGTAAAAGCAACTTGGGGTATAGATATAACAGAATCTAATAGAGGTGAAAACGAACCTCAAACAATGGATGAATTATCTGCTCATATGCAGTTAGATTATAAACAATCTATTGAAGTAGCTGAAGAAGAATTAATAGATCAAATATTAGATAAAAATAAATATCACTTAATAAGGAAAAGATTAAACCAAGATTTAACAATTCTAGGTATAGGTGCCGTAAAAACTAGTTTTAATAGAACAAATGGTATATGTGTTGAATATATAGATCCAGTAAACTTAGTCCATTCGTACACAGAAGATCCTAATTTTGATGATTTATATTATGTAGGTGAAGTAAAAAGTATCAGTATACCAGAACTAAAGAAACGTTTTCCACATCTATCTCCAGAAGATATGAAGGAAATTCAAAAATATCCTGGAAATACTAGTTATACAAGAAACTGGAATGGTAGACAAGATAATCAGTCTGTTCAAGTTATATTTTTTGAATACAAAACTTATACTAATCAAGTATTTAAAATAAAAATAACGCCCAGTGGTTTAGAAAAAGCATTAGAAAAACAAGATACATTTAATCCACCAGAAGCAGATACATTTAAAAGAGTATCTAGATCTATTGAAGTTCTATATAATGGAGCTAAAATATTAGGTCATGAAAAAATGCTAGAGTGGAAATTAGCAGAAAATATGACTAGACCTCTCGCTAATACTGCTAAGGTTAATATGAATTATAATATTACTGCTCCTAGAATGTATAAAGGCAAGATAGAGTCTTTAGTAAGTAGAATAACTGGATTTGCTGATATGATTCAATTAGCGCATTTAAAACTACAGCAAGTTTTAGCTAGAATAGTTCCAGATGGTGTTTATTTAGATATGGATGGTTTAGCCGAAGTTGATTTAGGTAATGGTACTAATTATAATCCTGCTGAAGCATTGAACATGTATTTCCAAACAGGTAGTATTGTTGGTAGATCATTAACTCAAGATGGTGAATTAAATCATGGTAAAGTACCTATTCAGGAATTACAATCATCTAGTGGTGGTAGTAAAATACAATCATTAATACAAACTTATCAGTATTATTTACAAATGATAAGAGATGTCACCGGTCTTAATGAAGCTAGAGATGCTAGTACACCAGATAAAGATGCTTTAGTAGGTTTGCAAAAATTAGCTGCTGCAAATTCTAATACTGCTACTAGACATATTTTGCAAGCAGGATTATATCTAACATTAAAAACATGTGAAAATATAACGCTTAGAGTTGGAGATGCCTTAATGTTTCCTTTAACTAGAGAAGCTTTGCAAGATAGTATTTCTGTATATAACGTAACTACATTAGATGAAATAGCTACAGCTTCTTTACATGATTTTGGAATATTCTTAGAATTAGAGCCAGATGAAGAAGAAAAAGCAATGTTAGAACAAAATATTCAAGTGGCGCTTCAAACTCAATCTATAGATTTAGAAGATGCTATAGATATAAGAAATATTAGTAATTTAAAACTAGCTAATGAATTACTGAAAAAGAGAAGAACTCTAAAAGCTAAAAAAGATCAACAAGCTCAACAAGCAAATATACAAGCTCAAGCTCAAGCAAATGCAGAAGCAGCAGAAAGAGCTGTTTTAGCAGAGGCCCAAAAACAACAAGTTTTAACAGAAAATACTTTGCAAGTTGAACAAGGGAAATCTCAATTCGCTATTCAAAAAATGCAACAAGAAGCTCAAATGAAAAAAGAGTTGATGGAATTAGAATTTCAATTTAATATGCAACTAGCTAGAGTTGAATCAGAAGGTAAAAGATCTGCTGAAACTCAAAAAGAAGATAGAAAAGACGAAAGAACTAAAATCCAAGCAACACAACAAAGTGAACTTATAGATCAAAGAAAAAATGATTTACTACCAAAAGATTTTGAATCCAAAGGATTTGATAATTTAGGTGGTTTTGGATTAGAGCAATTTACTCCAAGATAGGTTCTATTTAATTATATAATATCATATCATGAAAAAAGAAGAAACAGAAGTACAAGAAGAAGGTGCTTTTAAAGTAAAGAAAAAACCTTCAGTAAAAAAATTAAACAAAAAAGATAAACCAATAAAAATTGATTTATCTAAAAAGAAAGAAGAGGTTGAAGAACCTGTAAAAGTTGAATCTCCTAAAACCGAAGAAAATGCCATTCCAGAATCCAAAACAAATGACAGCGATGCTATTATCAAAGGATCCACAGACGCGGAAAGTGGCGAAAAGGTGGTTGAAGATATACGGTCCACCGAAACGAAGCAAGAAAAGGACGGGGCGAAAGAAGTAAAAGAAGAACCAGTTATTCAAGAGCTTAGTGAAGAAGATTTTGAACCAATAGGGGAAACAACTCTAGTTAATAAAACGGTTGTAAAAGAAGAACCTGAGTTAACTCCTCAAGTAGAACTACCAGAGAATGTAGAAAAACTCATAGAGTTTATGAAAGAAACTGGTGGAGACATGAGAGATTACATAAGATTAAATGCCGATTATTCCACTATAGATAACGACATATTATTAAAAGAATATTATACTCAAACAAAACCGCATTTAGATGATGAAGAAATTCAATTTATCATGGATGAAAAATTTGCGTGGGATGAAGAGTACGACGAGGAGCGAGATATAAAAAAGAAAAAACTCGCACTCAAGGAAGAAGTTGCCGAAGCCAAGGGTTATTTGGAAGGTTTAAAAAGTAAATATTATGAAGAGCTTAAGTTAAGACCTTCACTTACTAAAGACCAACAAAAAGCCACTGACTTTTTCAATAGATATAACGAAGAACAAGAGGTAGTTAAACAACGTCACGAACAGTTTAAAAACTCTACTAAAGATTATTTCACTAAGGATTTCAAAGGTTTTGATTTCGATCTTGGTGAAAAGAAATTTAGATATGGAGTTAATAATCCTAGTGATGTTGCAACTAATCAGTCTGATTTGAACGATTTTGTTAAGAAGTTCTTAGATGAAAAGGGAAATATATCAGATTATAAAGGTTATCACAAAGCTATTTACGCCGCGCGTAATGCTGATACAATTGCACAGCATTCGTAATGCTGATACAATTGCACAGCATTTTTATGAGCAAGGCAAAGCAGACGCCGTTAAAAATATTACTGCTAAATCTAAAAATATAAGTAATGAACCTAGAGATAATGCTCCAGGAGATATGTTTATAAATGGATTAAAAGTAAGGAGTATTTCCGGTGTTGATGGTTCTAAGTTAAAAATAAAACACAAAAAATAACTAAAAACTAAAAATTATGGGTTTTGCAACTAGTGGGAGTTTTCCCGCATCAATAACGCCTATGCCGAATAGAGTTACGCTTCCTGGAAACTATATAGATTTCCAAGACGCTGGCTTAGACGCATGGACGCAACAATACTTACCTGAACTCTACGAACAAGAAGTGGAGAGATATGGTAATAGAACCTTAAATGGTTTCCTAAGAATGGTTGGGGCAGAAATGCCAATGACCTCAGATCAAGTAATCTGGTCTGAACAAAATAGATTACACATTGCATACGAAAACGTAACAAGGACTGCTGGTTCTAACGTTCTTGGTAATATTACAGACGATGCTATAAGAGTAAATAGCACTATAGTTGTTTCAGATGGTTTTACAACTGCTAAATGTTTAGTATCAGTTGCTGCTGCTGGATCTAGTAATATAACTGCTTTGCCTTATACAGCTGCATCTTTAAATGCAATATTTGGTGCTGTAACTACAACTACTATGAAAGTGTTTGTATATGGTTCTGAATTTCCTAAAGGTCAAAGTGGCATGGATGTTGCTGTTGAACCTCAGGTTACTACTTTTACAAATAGTCCAGTTATTATCAAGGATTTTTATGAAGTATCAGGATCTGATGCTGCTCAAATTGGATGGATTGAAGTAGCTACTGAAGACGGAACTTCTGGATACCTTTGGTATTTAAAAGCTGAATCTGAAACAAGAATGAGATTTGAAGATTATCTTGAAATGACATGTATTGAAGGTGAATTAGCTGCTGCTGGTTCCGCTGCAATAGGTTTAAATTCTGGATCATGGAGTGCTACTGCTTTACCAAAAGGTACAAAAGGTTTATTTGCTGCTATCACAGATGATGGTAATGTATGGAATGATTTTGCTGGTGCTGCTGCTCCTGGAGCTGGTGCATTAGGTGATTTCGATGAAATACTTAAGCAATTAGATAAACAAGGAGCAATAGAAGAAAACATGTTATTCTTAAATAGAGCTACTGCTTTAGATTTTGATGATATGATTGCTGCTCAAGCTGGTGGAGGTTATGCTTCTACTGCTAGTGCTTCTTATGGTTTATTTGATAATGAAGCTGAAATGGCTATTAATTTTGGATTTTCAGGATTTAGAAGAGGTTCTTATGACTTCTACAAAACTGACTGGAAATACTTAAATGATGCTACTACTAGAGGTTTAACACAAGATATCGACGGTGTATTAGTTCCTGCTGGAACATCAACTGTTTATGATCAAATGTTAGGTCAAAATATTAGAAGACCATTTTTGCACGTAAGATATAGAGCGTCTGAAACAGAGGATAGAAGATTAAAATCTTGGATCACTGGTTCAGTTGGAGGTGCTTACACTTCTGATTTAGATGCTATGCAAATACATTTCTTATCTGAGAGATGCTTAGTAACTCAAGCTGCAAATAACTTCGTGTTATTTAAGTCTACTAGCTAATTATTAACATTTTAAAAATATAGAAATTATGGCAAAATATATAAAAGTATATGTAACAAGTGGCGGTGACGCCGCTTTGACTGGATATAGATTAATAGATATAGATAATATTAAAGATATAATCCAAGTAAACACAACAACTTGTGTTGTACAATACGCAGACCCTGGTGGTAGTGGTGCTGTTGATAGAGTCGAACTAACAGTAGCTACTATGGCTGCTAATTCACCAAAATTAGTCGATAATATCGTTGCAACTATTGAAACAGCTCTCGGGCAAAACGATCCAATACCAGCTGTCAGTTTGACAGGGATTGGTGCTGGAGGAGCAGATGTAACTATCACAGCATACGAGTACAAAACATAAGAACAACTAACAATTAACACAAGATCCCACTTCGGTGGGGTCTTTTTTTAAAACAATTATATTATATTATATCATGAAAACAAAAGAAAAAGAAAAAACTACTACGGTAGAAATGACTCTTCCATTAGAGAAAAAGTGGGAGATAAAAAATAGAAATTACTATTTAAAAGGTAATAAATCACCTATAAGCTTTAAAATAGGATCTAGACATACTTCTAGACATTCTTTATTATGGTTTGATTCAGATAAAGGATATCAAAGAGAATTAAGATATGCAAGTAATCAGCAGTCTCCATTTGTTGATGAGCAAACTGGACCTGCTACTTTAGAGCACATTATATTCACAAATGGAACTTTAAATGTTCCTAAAGAAAAACAAGCTTTACAAAAACTATTATCTTTATATCATCCAGCAAAAGGACGTTTATATTTAGAGTTAGATGAAGAAGTACAAGCAGAAGATGAATTAGATATTTTAAATTTAGAGTTACATGCTATGAACTCAGCAACAAACATGGATATTGATCAAGCTGAAGCTATTTTAAGAGTAGAAGAAGGATCTAAAGTATCTAATATGAGCTCTAAGGAGATTAAAAGAGATATAATGTTAATGGCTAGAAAAAATCCTGGAATGTTCTTAGAATTAGCAAATGATGATAATGTTCAATTAAGGAATTTTGCTATTAGAGCATGTGAAATGAATATAATTCGTTTGTCTCAAGATCAAAGAACCTTTCACTGGGGTAGTAATGATAGAAAACTTATGACTATACCATTTGATGAAAATCCATTTTCAGCTATGGCTGCATGGTTTAAAACAGATGAAGGAGTTGAAGTTTATAAGACAATAGATAAAAAACTTAAATAACAAGTGATTATAAAAGGGTGGCCTAGTCGCCACCTTTTTTTTTAAAAAAATATTAATATGGTTAATGTAGATACTGTTTATAAAACGGTCTTATATATCTTAAATAAAGAACAAAGAGGTTATATAACACCAGATGAATTTAACAGATTAGGAACGCAAGTTCAACTTGAAATATTTGAACAATATTTTGAAGAGTTGAATCAACACTTACGTATACCTCAAACTGATAGTGAATATGCTAATCGTATAAAAAATCTAGAAGAAAAAATTGATGTATTTAAAAAATATGATGATGCTACTTATGTAGGCCCTCATTTTACACTACCAACAGATTTACATCGATTAGGTACATTAATTTATAATGAAAAAGAAATTCAAGGAGTAAATAGGAATGAATACTTCCTTATAAATAAATCTCCTTTAGTTAAACCAACTGAATCAAATCCACTTTATGTACTAGAAGGCATAGGTCGTCCTTCAGCACCACCTAGTTTAGCATATATTTATCCAGATTCAATTATATCTGGAGTAGAGGCTTATTATATTAAAGCTCCTAGAGATCCTAAATGGGGGTATACTGTTGATCAAAACAATGGAGCATATATATACGATAATTCAGAAGAATATGCTTTAATAGCTGGTTGGGATATGATAGGATCTGTAACGCAAAATCCTCAACAAACTATATCTCGTGGTACTTATACTGGTGTTGTTGGTACTGATTTATATTATACTACGAGTGGTTTTGGGGAAGGTGCAGAAATAACAGTGACAACTGAATTAGATGTTAATCTTTCAACAAGTGTAAGTAAAAGTTTATTAAGTAGTATAACACAGGCTTTTGTTGGGGCTACAGATACTAGTTATACAAATCTAATACCTGGTATTACCGCTGGTGTAACAACTACAAGTGTGTCAGGAACTGGATTGAGTTTAGATCTTACAGTAGTTGGTGGTGTTGCTACAGCTCTTACAATTAATACGGCAGGATCAGGTTTTGTCAATGGTGATACTATCACATTTGCTAGTGGTACATTTGGCGGAAGTGCAAATATGATTGTTACTGTTGGAACAGGAGAAGTAACAAGTGTTGTTGTTGATAACACTTTAATAGGTACTGGATTTGGAGCAGGTGATACAATAACGGTAGATAGTTCAGTATTTAGTGGAACATCAGATTTAATAATAACTTTACGTCAATCTCCAATATCAGTATCAGATTTATACATAGACACAACAGCATACTCAACTGACTTTGAATTACATCCTTCTGAACAAACTAATATAATACTAAATATTTTAATGTATTCTGGTGTTATAATAAGAGATCCACAAGTAGTACAAACAGCTGCTAGAATGGTACAACAAGATGAAGCATTAGAAAAACAATAATAAGATATGGCATTATTAACTGAAACTAACGAACAGTATTACGGAGGTCAACAAGCTTTTGTAGCGACAACGTCACAAACTGAATTTACTTGGACAGGAGATACAACTTTAGTAGCAACAACGGGTACTACTAATACTAATTTTAGTGTATCAGTTGCAGGAACTGTTGTTACAACTTATAGTTTAACTTCTACTAATACTATAACAATGAATTCTGCTCCAGGTAATGGTGTTGTTGTTGTAATAGAATTAACAGATAATGCTAAATGGAATAATTATGGTGGATATGCTTATGTAACTATAGAAGATATAGTTAATAACTTTTTAGTAGCTTATGTTGGTGATGGTAAATTAATACCTAATGCTAAAAGAACCGATGTCATATTCCACGCTAAAAGAGGTTTACAAGAATTTAGTTATGATACTTTAAAAAGTATTAAATCTCAAGAGTTAACTATACCACCTAGCTTATCTTTAATAATTCCTCAAGATTATGTTAATTATGTAAAATTATCTTATGTAGATAGCGTAGGTGTTAAACATATAATATATCCAACAACATTAACTAGTAATCCATTTACAATACCTGTGCAAGATGCTGATGGTGTTCCTACACAAGACAATTTTGGAGAAAATAACCAAGGAACTTCTCAGATTAATGAAAATTGGGATAATAATAATTTATTTGGAAATAATGTTGATGGTTGGAATGATTTTTATTATAATTATCCTAATTGGCAAGATTTATCATATGGTCGTAGATATGGTTTAAGCCCGGAAGTATCTCAAAGAAATGGATGGTTTACTATAGACGAAAGAGAGGGTAAATTTTCTTTTAGTAGTAACCTAGCAAATCAATTGATTTTGTTAGAATATATATCTGATGGCTTATCAAGTGATTTAGATACTAAAGTTCCTAAAATGGCAGAAGAAGCTATGTATATGCATATTGCTTATTCTATATTAGCTGGTAGAGCTGGAGTTCAAGAGTATGTAGTTAGAAGATATAAAATAGATAGAAGAGCAGCTCTTAGAAATGCAAAGATTAGATTATCAAATATTAAACTAGAAGAATTCACTCAGATAATGAAGGGGAAATCTAAAATAATTAAAAACTAGAATTCAATGGCAGAAGTAAAACAAAATTTTCTAAAGTCTAAAATGAATAAAGATTTAGATGATAGATTAGTTCCTGTAGGAGAATACAGACACGCTCAAAATATTGCTGTTGCTAAATCTGAGGGTCAAGATGTTGGAGCTCTTGAAAACATTTTAGGTAATAATGCTGTTAGTAATTTCGCGTTACCTGATAATACATATGGTGTTGAGATTATTGGTCAATACATGGATGTTAAAAATGACCGTATAATAGTTTTTATGACTAATTATGTAGATACATCTGGTAGTGCTTTAAACAATTTCTCACCAGCTGATGCTTATCATGCTATAGGAATGTATGAGGTGTTAGGAGGAAATAGTACAATTCTAGTAACTGGAAGATTTTTAAATTTCTCTAAAACTCATGAAATATACGGGGTTAATGTGATAGATAATTTATTATTTTGGACAGATAATAGAAATCAACCTAGAAAAATAAATATTGCTAACGCTAATCCAGTTGACTTAGCAATACCTACTTATTATACAACAGAAGATACGATTTCAGTATCTAAATATTACCCATACAAAACTATAGATTTAGTAGCTGAAAGAGTTACTAGCGCTGTATTTTGGCCTCCTGTTAGTACGGGTTATAGCGGACTTTCTCTTCCGGCTATGAATTTACCCTGCCATAACGTGTCTGGTAGTGGTAATGGATATGGATTAACCGTTGATGTAACAGCTGTAGATGTTACTGGGCAAGTGACTGCATTTAATATAAATAACAAGTGACTGCATTTAATATAAATAACCCAGGATTTGGTTATCAAAATGGGGACATAGTTGTAATTGGATTAATTCCAGGAGAAGTTCCCGTAGGTGGAGCATATTTATATCTTAGAACAAAAGTTCAAAGCACAATGCACGATGTTACTAGTGATTTTCTTCCTGATGGTACTACTGACAACCCTTATAGACAACCTTATGATAATAATCAGGATATAACGTGGAAAGGTGATCCTGAATATTTAAAAGAAAAATTTGTTAGATTTAGTTATAGATTTAAATTTGAAGATGGAGAATATTCTTTAATAGCACCTTTTACTCAAACATGTTTTATTCCGCGACAAGATGGTTACTTTATTGGTGATGATGACACTAGAACTTTTAAAAGTACTGAAGTTGAATTTATGCAAAACAAAGTTAATGATATAGATTTAATATTAACGTCACCAACTGGTAACTGGGATGATCTTAGAGATACAATGAAAATAGTAGAGGTTGACATATTATACAAAGAAGCTGGCCAAAATTCTATAAAAGTGCTTGATACTTTAACTCAAACTTATATTTCCGATTATCCTTCATCTATATTAACGTATAATTATGCATCATCTAAACCATGGAAAACATTACCAAGCAGCGAAGTATTAAGAGTGCATGATCAAGTTCCGGTTAGAGCATTAGCTCAAGAGATTATTGATAATAGAGTTGTTTACGGTAATTATATAGATAAACCAACTCCACCTGCTACTATAAATTATTCTGCTGATCAAGTTCCGGTTAGAGCATTAGCTCAAGAGATTATTGATAATAGAGTTGTTTACGGTAATTATATAGATAAACCAACTCCACCTGCTACTATAAATTATTCTGCTAATGTTATTCACAAAAATACAAATGATAAAATAGAATATCAAAATCAAAATCTCAAACAAAATAGAACTTATCAAGTTGGTGTTGTACTGTCTGATAGATATGGTAGACAATCAACTGTAATATTATCTACTATAGATGATTATAATATATCTTCTACTATAAAAGGTTCAACAATATTTAATAAATTTAAAACTTCACCTTTTTCAGATTATTCATCAAATGGATTGTTTAGCGCAACTGATGCTTGGGATGGAGATAATTTAAGCTTAACATTTTGGGCAGCTATTTCTTCAGGATTATCTCCTAATTCTTTACCAAATTATGACACTGGAGAACCTGGTTTATATAATGCAACTACAAATCCACTTGGTTGGTATAGTTATAAAATAGTAGTTAAACAAACAGAACAAGATTATTATAATATATATTTTCCTGGTATACTAAACGGATACGCTGATGGAGAAGCCATATCAACAGCGGCTACAGAAAAAGAACCTGTATGTCATTTTGCTTTACATGGAGATAATATAAATAAAGTTCCTAGAGATTTATCTTTAGTAGGACCTAATCAAAAAGTATTTAGAACTAGTAGACCTACTATAAAAGAAGATCCTAGTTACTATCAATTTGCTGGACAACAAATTGATCCTTATTCTGATGAGGGAGAAAGATTATTAAAAGAAAGAGATAGAGAAAGAGATTTAGATGCTGGTAGTCAAGTATCTAATGCTAATGTTAAATTATCATTAAGATTAAATAATATAGAACCACAAAGTATCACTGGTGGATCGACTCTTACAGCTATAGATACAACTACTGCTCAAGGATATCCAGGAATTAATTTAGATACTGTAAATACTATAGGTACCGGTGTGGAATTAGGATTATGGGATGCTGCAGGAAAACCTCCATTTAATACAGCTAATGTTTTCTATGGTTATAAAAACAATCCATATATTGCAAAAATAACTGTATCAGCACCTATTACCGCTGGTTCAGAAATACAAACAGGATTAACCGGACCACATCCACTTTCTGGAAAACTTAATCATTGGATTGAAGCGGATGGTGATTTTGATGGAGCTAGTTATGTTGCCGGTTCAAAAAATGTACTATGTACTATACCTGATAATCCTCCAGGTGTAGATGCTAGTACAGGAAGTGGTTTTAAGGTAAATATTGATAATGATGATGATTCTCAGACCGGAATGGGAATGCCTACAGCGGTATCTGTAGCAGATATTGGTGGAGGATGGGATCCATTAATGAGCGCAGGTTATATTGGGACAGGTGGAGCGCCACATACTGATAATGTTTATATAACTGGGGCTGGGGATGGTAATGCACATTTTATATTGAAATGGAATAAAACTCCTTTTGAAGGAACTATGGCACCTTCATTAGCCGTATATGAAACTCAACCTTTAAAAAGTAAATTAGATATATATTGGGAAACCTCTACAAATGGATTGATTGGTGAATTAAACGATGCTATAGCTGAGGGAGATGTTGTAACTCCAGTAAAACTTACAGGACTTAGTGGAAGTCTACCAGAAATTAATCATGATGAAGGAATGCCTACAGGACAAGATATAACTGGTCCGCTCTTTCCAACTAATGGTTTTGGTTCTCCTTTATCAGGCCCAATAACTGCTTCTATAATTTCAGTTGATGATAATATGCCTGGAACTGGAGATCAATCTCATTTATTTACAATAAATAATTCTGTTCCAGGTTATAATGATGCTTTTTCCATAGAAACAAATGGATATTGGATGGTTGATATAGATAGTAGCACATTGCATAATTACACTTTTA